GCCGGACCTGTCCGACAACGGTCGCCCCCCGACCGCCCCGACGTGGGTGGATGATGTCGACGCCCGCCGGCTGACCGCCTACCGGGTGTTGGCGGCGTTCCGGGACAACGTGCGCCGCTACTGGCTGCCGGACGACATGCAGCACGCCCGCATCACCATGGGCAACCGGGACGGGTACATCCAGGTCGACCGGCCGGAGTCGACGAACTGGCGCGAGTACGGCGACCCCGCCCTCCTCGTCGACACCGCCCGGGCCCTGATCCTCGGCGAGGACCAGTCGATCGAGCTCGCCGACGACGAACAACCCGCCGCGGCTGATCCAGTGCTGACGTGGGTGCAAGACTGGGCCGGCAAGGAACGTCTCACCCAGAAGCTCCTCACCGGGGAGTCGAACACGGTCGGCCTCGGCGACGGCGTCTACGTCCTGGCCCCCGACCCCGGCAAGGGCCGGCCCAGGTTGCGGGTGTACGACCCCGGCTTCTACTTCCCCGACACCCAAACCGTGGTAGACGGGTGGGTGGAAGACGACTACCCGCCGATCGTGCACATCGCCTGGGAAGAGGAAGACACCCAGGGTGTGGCGTGGGTGGTGCGTTCCACGTGGATGCTGCGCCGCCTCGACGTGCCCCGCCCCGCCCCCTGGGGTGGGGAACCGCAGGTGTGGGCGTGCTGGTTCCGCAAGGTCCGTTACCGGGTCGACCACCTCCTCGATGGCGCGACGGTGTACAGCCCGGAGATCAGCCGCGGCGGCCAGGTCCTGCAGGACTGGACCGACCTTGGGGTTGACTTCATCCCCGTCGTGCACGTCCCGAACACCCCGACCGCTTCGTGGGGCAAGAGCGTCCTGGTCGGGGTCGGGCAGATCCTGGAGGACATCGCCGGCACGGACACGGACCTGGCGACGGGTGCGCAGACCAGCGCGAACCCGACGTTCGTGTCTCAGTCTCCGGTCGCGCCGCTGCGTGGGGTACCCGGTGAGCAGCTGGGCATCCCCGAGGGCACCACAGCCGGGTGGACCGACACGTCGAAGAACCTGGCCGCCCTGACGGGGTACCTGGAGCACCTGTTGGACCGGCTCGCCGTCAACAGCCGGCTGGCACTGTCCCTGCTGGGGCGGGTCCAGCCGAACGACGTGCCCTCCGGGTACGCGTTGGCGTTGGGGTTCCATCCTGCGCGGCAGCTGATGCGGGAGTCCCGCACCGTCCGAGACGAGAAGTTCCCCCTGATCCTGCGGTTCGCCGTCCGTCTGGCGATGGTCAACCGGTGGCTCCCCGCCGGTGGTGTCCCTGACTTGACGATCAGCCTGGGCGCGAGTCTGCCGGCGGACCTGCCGCAGGCGATCGCCACGGTGAAGGAACTCCTGCCCGTCCATGGCGTCTCCACGGCGACGGCGGTGCGGATCCTCATCGACGCCGGCCTTCCTATCGAGGACGCGCAGGCTGAGGTCACGGCGATCCTGCGGGAACGCTTCGAGGACGCCGTCAACCTGTTCGAGGCGACGGGCAACGCCGCGGCGGCGGCGAAGATGCTCGGCGTCGACCCGGTCGTGGTCCCCCCGTTGCAGGCATGATCCGCTTCGCCGCCCGCACCACTCACCCGTGGGCGCTGCGCGGCTGGATCTGGGTGACCGTCCATGACACGGTGGACGAGCTCCGCGCCGCCGGCGAGGCCAGGTCCGGGGAGGATCAGTCCGCCGCGGCGGCGATGTTCCAGCCGGAGCCGATCCGGGAGCACTGCGCACCCGACGGCACCTGGACCACCTTGAATTCCCGCTACGGCGGGGTGATGCGCCTGACCCGTGACGTTGACGGCAACACCCTGGCCCACGAGTGCGTCCATGCCGCCGCGGCGCTGTGGCGCCGGCAGCGCTCGCACGTCGTCGACCTTGAGGATGACTGCGGTGACCCCGAAGAGACGTTCGCCTACGTGGTGGGCGATCTGACCGGTGTGATCGCCTACCGCCTCACCGAGTTGGGTGTGTGGCCGCTTTCCGCGTGACACCCCCACCGTGACAGTCCACCCATGGCAGAAACCGAAGAGCCGAAGACGCTCACCCCTGAAGACGTCGAGAAGATCGTGCAGGGCCGGGTCGCCGCCGCCAAGCGGGAAGCGACCCAGGCAGCCGAGCAGGCCCTGAAGGACAAGCTCGGCGGGAAGACCATCGAAGAGCTGATCGCGGCCGCGCAGGCGAAGGACGCCGCCGACGAGGCGACGAAGACCCAGACCCAGAAGGACGCGGACGCTGCAGCGAAGGACCGTGCCGAAGCCGCCCGCATCAAGGCCGAGGCCGCCGCCGAACGTCACATCACCCGGGTGCACTCGGCGCTCGTCACGGCCGGCGCGAGCGAGGACGTCGCCGCGATCACCGCCGTGCCGGGCCTGACGGTCGAGTCCACACCGGAGGAGGTCAAGGCCGCGGTCGACGCCCTCAAGGTGAAGGCGCCGCAGCTGTTCACCCCCATCCCGACCGGTGGCGCCGGCGACCCGGGGCAGGGTCCGAAGCCGACACCGAAGCCGGGCGAGTTCGGCGCCGGCGGGCTGGCGGAGTTCGAGAAGCGGTTCCCCAAGACGTCCTGAACCTGGTGTGGGGGCGTCAACACCGTAGAAGCGTGACGCACGGTTACTCGCGGTGAAGGCGAACTGAGGGGCTCCCTGGCCGGGTAAGGCTGCGCTGGTCACGCGCGCTCTTTCTGGCCCCTTGTAGCGGACGACCTGCGCCCCCACACCACCCCTGGGAGAGGCCAGCCGGCAGGCGGCGGCAACTGTCTAGAAAACAGCCTGCCCTCATGGGCGTGTGGGTTCGACTCCCACCCTCTCCGCACCCCCAACATGAAGGGACGACCCAAGGTGAAGGTGTACGTCGCGGGCCCCATGCGCGGGGTGCCCAGCTTCAACTTCCCCGCGTTCGACCACGCCACCGCGATCCTCCGCGGGCAAGGGTACGAGGTCGTCAGCCCGGCGGAGCACGACCGGGACACCGGATTCGATCCGGCGGGCCTGACCGGTGATGAAGACCTCTCGACCCTGGGATTCGACCTGGCCGAAGCCCTCATGTGGGACCTGACCGAGGTGGCCGCCTGCGACGGGGTGTTCCTCCTACCCGGGTGGGAACACTCGAGCGGGGCCCGTGCCGAGCTCGCCCTCGCTGCGGCGTTGGGGCGGCTGGCGCGTGGCTACGACGAGGAGTGGCGGCCGGCCGCCGACTACACCACCCCACGGCTGATCACCGACATCCCCCTGGCCTCCACCGAGGTTCGGGTGACCGATGCGACAACCGGTGGGCAGAAGGGCAGCAAAGAGGTCCGCATGGACCTCGTCCCCGTGCTGCCCCTGACCGAGCTGGCCCGCCTGTACGGACGCGGCGCCAGCAAGTACGAGGACCGCAACTGGGAACGCGGCTACGCCTGGCACCTGTCCTACGCGGCGCTCCTGCGTCACGTCACCCAGTGGTGGGGCGGGGAGAACCGTGACCCGGAGATGGGTGTCTCCCACATGGCCTGTGTCGCGTTCCACGCGTTCGCGTTGGCGCAGTTCGAGGTGACGCATCCCGAGCTCGACGACCGCCCCAAGGTTTGACCCGCCGTTGACCCCCTGACGGTGGGTGCGCGTTTGGTGTTGCACCCCCCTGTTCAAGATCCGGTCACCACCACTGGTGGGTGCTGACCGCTGGCGACTCATGCGGGCGAACCCCCCGGGCGGGGATTCGAGAGCCACACTTCCCGACTTCATGGAGGTCCAGCGATGGTCAGCATCGCCCCCACGTCCGGTGATCCGGGCTGGGTCACCGACGACCCGTCGTGGCTCGGCTCCGCTCACGGGACCGACTCAACCGAGACCGTCACCCTCGACGTCTCGACGTTCACCGAGGCTACGCACTACCCGGACGGGTACATCCCGTCGGGGCTGGTGCTCGCCAAGATCACGGCGACCGGCCTGTACGGGCCGTACGACGACACCGAGACCGACGGGCGCGCCACCGCGGTCGGGTTCCTCGTCTCTCCGCGCACCGTGACGTCCGCCACCCAGAAGATCGGGGCCGGGATGCTCACGCACGGCAAGGTCGTGGAGGCCAACCTGCCCATCGCCATCGACGCCAACGGCAAGGCCGATGTGGCGTCCCACATCCGGTTCGTCTGAGGAGGACTGAACGATGAGTGAGATCCTCTTCGAGGCTGCTGCCCCGGCCGACCTGACCGTGTTCGCACGGACCCTGGCCGCCGCGGAGATCGACCCCCTGGTCGGGGTCCTGCCGAACCGGACCATCACGGGCTTCCGCACGAAGTCCGTCAAGGTCAGCCGGACGACCACGGCGGCGAAGTTCCGGTCGTTCGACGCGGAGACCCCGATCGGGAAGCGTCCCGTCGCGGCCATCGTGAAGAGCCTGGAGCTGGCCCCCCTGGGTCAGAAGCTGCCCCTGTTCGAGTCGGAGATCCTGGGCAAGTACCTGGCCTCCGTCGCCAACGGCGGCTCTGCTGACCAGGCGGCCGTGGCCGAGCTCGTCGCGGCCGCGTACGACGACACGGAGAACAACGTCAGCGCGGTGCTGAACCGGGCCCTGCAGCTGCGTGGGGAGTTCCTGTTCTCCGGTGCGCTCAGCATCGCGGAGAACGGGTTCATCCAGGAGGCGGACTTCGGTCTGCCGGCGGATCACGACCTGGCTGTCGGTGACCTGGCTGCGGCCTGGGACAACGGCGGCGACGCCCTCACGGATGAGCTGAACTGGATCGCGAAGGTCCAGGAGGACGCGTCCGAGCAGGTCGTGGCGGCGGTCATGTCGTCGAAGGTCGCACGGTCGCTCCTGACCAACACGGCCTACGTCGCCGCCGCGGGCAACCTGGTGGAGCGGGTGTCCCCGGCGGAGCGGGATCGGATCCGGGCGGAGTACAACCTGCCCCCGATCGTGATCTGCGACGCGAAGGTCGGCGGCACCCGGGTCACCCCCGAGGACAAGATCGCGCTCGCCACGGCCACCGTGGGTGAGTTCCAGTGGGGTGACACGGCCGAGGGCCTGCAGCTGCTGGGTGCCAAGTCCGTGGAGACCGCGTCGGTGCGGCAGCCGAAGATCGTCGCGTCGGCGTGGCTCGACAACGACCCGGTGACCCTGTGGACGAAGGCGAACGCCACGGGCCTGGTCGTGGCCGGCGACATCAACGGCCTGTTCGTGGCCGAGGTCCTGTCCGGGGCCGTCGCGTCCTGACCCACCACTACGAGGCCCCCTGACCTGGTGAGCGCCGGTCAGGGGGCCTCGTCACGTGATACCCCGCCCCCGACCATCGGGGGGACGATCCCGGGAGGTGTGTGGTGACGCTTGGGCAGGCGGCCCTCGTGCAGTCCCCTCTGGGTGATCTGATCATCAGTCAGGGCGCGGACCAGGACTTCGTGTACCGGTACAGCACCACCCAGGCTGACGCCTCGGCGGCAGCGGCTGTGGACCTGTCGGGCTGGTCGGCGCGGGCTCAGATCCGGGGCCGTGTCGGGTCGATCCCGTGGGTGACGTTGACGACCGACGCACCCACCACACACGGCTCCAGCCTGACCCTCGACGCGGAGGGGTACGTGCGGATCCACCTGCATCACGCGGAGACCGAGCAGATCGACTGGAATAGTCCGAGCCGCATCAAGGGCGTCTGGGACCTGGAGCTCGTGAATCCCGATGGTGAGGTCCTGCGTCTCGTGGAGGGCACTGTCGCGGTGAGTCAGGACGTGACCCGTGTCTGACGTCGTCGAGGTCATCCAGCAGCCCGTGCAGGTGGTGGAGACGATTCGGGCGGTCGGTGCCCGCGGCCCTCAGGGCGACCCTGGCGCTTCCGCCTACCAGGTGGCGGTCGCTGGCGGGTTCGTCGGAACCGAAGCGGCATGGCTGGCGAGCCTTGTGGGTCCCGCCGGGCCGGCTGGCGCAGATGGCGCGGACGGGGCTCCGGGTCTGCCGGGCGCTGACGGGGCGCCTGGGGCTGACGGCGCACCGGGCGACACCTTGACGATCGGCACGGTCACCACCGGGGCCGCCGGCAGTCCCGCCGAGGCCACCTTGACCGGGGTCAGCCCGAACAAGGTCCTGAACCTGACGATCCCTCGCGGCGACACCGGTGCCTCCGGCGCGAGCGCGACGATCCAGGAAACCACCCTGGCCGCTGTGGACGGGGACTTCACGGTCGCGCTCGCCCCCGCGTTCACGATCCTGTCGGTCACGTTCTCCGGGGCGGCGCGTCTGCGGCTGTACCGCACCGCGGCCGGTCGCACCGCCGACGCCGCTCGAGCGTGGACGTGGCAGGCCAGCAACTACAACGACGACGCCGGCTTGGTCTACGACTACCTCGCCTCTGGCGCGGCGTCGGTGGGCCCGGGGGCGGCGGACATGCGCGACCCCGCCGAGCTCGCGCTGTACGGGCGGGTCGACGGGGGTCCCGTTGACGTGACGATCACTTGGGTGGGGGTAGTGGCATGACGGTCTCGACGTACACGTGGATGAGCGCCCCGGACGTCTCCTCCGCGGCGGCGTTCCGCAAGTGGGTGCAGGGCATCCACGACGCGTTCGTCGCGTGCGGGTGGGTGCAGACCGCGGACACCGGGCAGATCGCGGACATCAGCACCCTTGCCGTGCCGGCGATAAACACCGCCGCCGGGTACCGCATGTACCGGCTGGACGACGCCCTGCAGGCGACCGCCCCGATCTACATCAAGTTCGAGCCGGGCGTCGGGTCCTCCAGCACGCGGCCGACGCTGTGGTTCACCATCGGCCGTACCACCAACGGCGCCGGCACCCTCAGCAACCTGCTGCTGGCCCGCACCCAGACCAACTACAACTCCCCCGGCATCACGACTGAGGTGGCTTCATACGCCTCCGGTGACGGGTCATCGCTATGCCTGGCGCTGTGGCCCGCGCACGGCGGATCGACCCAGCCGGTGGTGCACCTGGTGATCGAGCGCTCCCGCGACCAAGGCGGAGCCCCAACGGGGGACGCCTGGCTCATCAGCGCCGGCTGGGACACAGCCTCGTCACTGCACCGTGTCATCGGGACCAATGGTGTGATCGACGCATCCGAGGTCGCCGAGATGACCTACCTGGCCGTGCTCCCAGGCAAGATCAACGGAGTAAGCCAGTCCGTGGCCTCGACGCTCTCGCGGGACGGCGTGACCGCCCCGGTCCTCCCGATCGCCTGCATCGCCCCCGGCGTGACCCCCTGGGTCAGCAACGTCATCGTCGCGGTGCATCCCGGAGATGCTGGCTCCACCTCGGTGATCCAGGCCGCCACCATCAACGGCGCCACCCGCACCTACCGCGCCTGGACGAACTTCGACGCCACCGCGGGATCGATCATCGCCGCCACGCTGAAGATCCGTCCGGCGATCGCGTGGGCCGTGTGATGGCCGTCACCGCCTGGGAGGTCATCGGCCCGGCCGTCACGCCCGGCGCGGCTGTCGCCACTCCGGGTGTCGTGGTCAACGGCGCCGGACCCGGTGGCTCAGCCCCCGGCCCGACGCACGGACGCGGCTACCCCCGCACCTGATGCCGCTAGCACCCCACAACGCACCATCACCACATGGAACTGTCATCCAGCGACCTCGACCGAGTGCGTGACTACGTCGGGTCCACCCCGGACGACACCACCATCTACACCCACGCCGAGACCGCGACCTACTGGCAGGACATTGCCCTACGGATCCTCAAGCGGCGCCGTGCTGACGCGGCCGCCGGCGGGCAGCAGACCACCAGCTTCGGCCTGGACGGGGTCTTCACCGTGGGCATGTCCAAGGCCGACCTGGGGAGCCTCGACACGCAGATCGCAGCCCTGCAGGCCGAGCTCGCCGCCCTTAGCAGTGACGCACCCGCCGGAGTCAGCGTCGGGGTGATCCGTCGTACGGACCGGCCCCGGTGAGTCAACCCCGAGAGGTTGAGGCGCTCACCGCCGCCCTCCTGGCCGACCTGACGGCGGTGCACGAGCAGATCCTCACCGCCCTAGATGCTCTCGCCGCCGACTGGTACGACCTGAACGTCACGGCTCGGATCGGGCGGTTGACGGAGTTGGACCGGCAGATCAGCGTCCTCATCGACTATGCCGACGCGATCGCCGCAGGGCACGTCGTCGGAGCTGTGCAGGCCGCCTACGAGATCGGGGCATGGTCGACCGCCCTGTCCGCTCTGAGTGTCGCCACGTTCGGCGGTATCGACGTCGACGCGGTGACCGCTCTGGCGCAGGACACCTACGCGGACCTGCTCACCGCCACGAAGGGAATGCGCGACGACGCCAAGCATCTGATCCGTGAGCTCGCACGTGACCAGGTCCGCACGAAGCTCTTGACCGGGCAGACCGCGATCCAGGCTGGCCGGGACCTCGCTAGGTCCCTGCGGGACCGTGGCGTGACGGCGGTGATCTACTCCGACGGCCGCCAGGTGTCCCTGCCGACCTATGCGGAGATGCTGCTACGCACGAAGACGGCGCAGGCCTACCAGGAAGGCGGCCTGAACCAGGGTGAACGCCTCGGCATCGAGTGGTGGGAGATCCTCGACGGCCCCGGCTGCGGCTGGACCGCGCATGACGACCCACAGATCGCGGACGGGATGATCGTCCCCACCGAGACCGCCCGCGCCTACCCAATCGCACACCCCAACTGCCGCCGCTCGTCCACGCCGCGGCCGGACATCCGCTCCGCCCGGGACGCTGCCGGCGCGACCCGTACCAGCCCCACCGATCAGGCCCAGGTCTGGGCGCAGGCCGTCAAGGCGCAAGCCACCGCAGGCCGGGCCACCGCCTTGTCGACCACACCGACCAGAACCGCGGCTGTGGCTACGATCCCGAACACCGCGGCGGGTCGCAGGTTCGCGCAGACGTTGAAGCGGCACACCGCCTGACACCCCCGCGGACACCCTGACGGGGTGAGCCTGGCGAAGTTCCATGTGACCGCCTCCCCCGGGGAGTTGCGGGTCCGTGTCAACGCCCAAGAGATCCCCGCCGCGAAGGTCCTCATCGAGGCCGACTTCCAGCAGGTCCCCACCCTGGCTGTGTGGGCCCCCGGCGCCGTCAGCCTCGCCGGGGAGGGTGTCGTCCAGGTCGTGCGGGACCCCACCGCGGAGGAGATCGACCAGGCCGCCGTCGGCGCGATCGCCAGGATCGACCGGGAGCAGTTCGCGCAGACCTGCCAGGCGAAGATCAGCCGCGGCCGCCGCGATCCTTGGCAGGTCGCCCTCGAGACCCTCGTGGAGATGGCTGATGGTTGACCTCGCCCCCCTGTTCAGCCTCGCCGAACAGCTCGCCCGGCAGGCGATCACCACCGCCGGCACGACGGTCCGCTTCGAGACCCGCACCGACAACATCGACCCCACCACGCTGACACGCTCCGCCACCGCCACGGTCCTGACCCGTGCACCGGCGATCGTCACCACTGTGGGTGTCATCTCCGCCACCCACCCACTCGGGCCAGGCGTGCAGATGCGTGACGGGGACTACCGGATCGTCCTAGAACCGGACGTCTCCCCACCCCCGGTGATGTCATGGATGGTCGTCGAGACGTGCCGCGACCCGAACCTGACCGGCCACGAGGGACAGGTCCTCGGCCACGTCGTCAACTCGGCCGGCGCAGTGCTGATCGTGTTCGCGAGGCCCGCATGATCCGCTTCGAGATGTTCTCCAACGTCAACCTCACCGCCGCCGGCCACACGATCGAAGCCGGGGTGCGGCGGGTCGTGAACAACACCGC